GCCATTGAGTAATGACTTATCAAGGATGAACCATGACGCATAGCGTGCTGATCCGTCCACTGTCATTTGCCACTGTCCAGGCACAATGCGGTGCTCGATACGGTTAATGAGTTCGGCCTGGCTAATGCTGTTGCCTGTAGGCGGCTGCACAGTGAGCGTGTAGCGATCTAGCAGCTCTAGTCCTAGCAGGGTTGACCAGTCAGACGTTGCCGCTGTCACGCCCACAGAGACTGGCGAGATGTTGGTCAGCAGTTGCCCATTGACCGTTGCCTGGTAAGCAGCCAATGTCACGGCCTGAGCCTGCGTAGAGAGTTGCGTGCCGGTATTCATCGCGTTAGTGCCGTACGCGGTCACGCTGGTTGCGTTTGTAGTCGATGTCTGGCCGCCGCCAGTGAACGTCACAGTGATGTCATTACGGATAGCAGCAGCGTCATAGTTGATTTGCACGCTTGGCTGGAACGGTATTGAGCCGCTGGCAAACGTGGCTTGGCTGGTGTTGCTCGATGTGTTGGTGTACACATAGTTGCGATCAGTGAACTTGATTACGCCAGCGCGCGTCACGAATAAATCACCATCCTCAGAATTATTGACAGTCTGCATCTCGGCAACCAGATTGCTATTTGGTGGAGACAGTGCCGCCACTGTTGCCACTGGTGATGCCGTGATGCTTTGGAGACTGGCATCCCATGACGTGTAGCCAAGCAATCGAGTCATGCGCGCGGCTGATGTTTCTGCCAAGTTATTGTTGTTAATGTTATACAGCGCCAGTGCTTGCGCTGCGCTAAGGGCGCTTGGAATAACAGAGAACTCTTGACACATAGTTCTGTTTATGGTTCCATAATCAATCGGGGTAAGGTAAGCGGTCGTTTGTGTCAATGATGCGCCTGTTTGCGCTACGCCGTTTATGTAAAGTGCTACAACTTTCGTTGCCCTTACGTAAGTTGCGGTAACAAAAATTGGTGGATCATTGATTGCATAATTTGCGTTTGTACTTGTTTTGTAACTTTGGTTAACTCCATCGATTACGTTTGCTCGAATACTGCCACTGGTTATGCCAACCTGAAACGCAGGAAATCCACCGGCATTACTGATTACAATTTGACCAGTTACTCCAGCGTATTGAGCAACCAACCATCCGCTTATAGTGCAATCGCCAACAGTTGCTGTTTTTCCTGTAGTTGCCGTGACGTAATAAGTATCGCCAGTGCTTATTGATGCGGTTGCTAGAGACTCGCTCATTTGGCTACCTGTGCGATAATAAGTTGTGCCGCTTGCTGACATTGTGAGACCACCAACAACGTCAGTAATGGTGGTGCTGCTTTGTCCGTCATTGCATCGCCAATAGTTAGTCGGGCTTAGCGTCTTGGTGTAGTCATATACATAGTCCGGCAGCAGCTCTTGCGACAACAGACTTAGCCCATCAAAGCACGACAGTGTGGTGGTGGCAAACTTGCCTGCCTGATCCCACGATGCAGGAAATCCATCCACAAAACCCCTGAAAACTGCATAGGTGACTGAGTTGCTAACGCCCTCAATCTTGATCTGCCGTCTGGGTAGCAGTTTGCCGTAGTACGTGCCAGACGTGTAGAACGGATCAAAGAGTCGAGAGTTGTTGTTAAGGACTACCTGAGCAGTGCCGATGAACTGGCTGTAGTCATCAGACCTACCGCGCGAGACATCAGCCGAGTACACATACGCAGTGATGTCAGTCCAGACTGGTGATGCAACGTATGGCCCATCGTCAAACGCAATGCTGACCTTAGGTGTAGGCCAGGCCATTATGTGCCCAAAAGACTAGCGAGTGAGCCTGTGCGCGCTTTGTACGCATTGAGCGCATCGACTACAGACTTGCCGATTGCCACAGGATCACCTACGCCGGCATTGACCGTGATGTTGACACCACGCTCAGCAGAGCCAGCGCGCCCAATGTTGCCAACGCTGGTGCTAGGCGTGTCTACGCTTGGCGCGTTGTTGCCCGTAAAACGACCAATGGTATTTTCAAGCACTTGGCCAGCAAATCCTGGCAATACTATTGACCCAATAATTTTGGCAGCAATACCGCCGATGCCTTTAATCTTTTCTGCAGCATCAGCAAGTTTTTGCATTGCCAATGCAATAGCAATAATTCCAGCCGCCATTGCGACAAACGGATTGACCGCCATTGCCGCATTGAGCGCAAGAGTCGAAACAGCCAGCGCGCCTATGCTGACAGTGACTGCCGCCAATAGATCAGGATTTTTTTGCGCCCACTCTGAGAACTTTTGCACCACTGGCAACACTTTTTCCATGACCGGCAGAAACGCCTCACCAATGCCTTCTTTAGTTTCTGCAAATGCAATGCTAAGTTTTTTCATGCCGCCTGCAGCAGTGTCAGCGGCTGCTTTACCAGCGCCACCAAAGTTTGCCTCTAGTACTTTTTGAACCTCAGCCAGGCTTGCACCATCTTTGATCATGGCCTTGATTTCTGGCGATAGCGCGTTTAGCCCCTTCATGTTGCCTGCATAGGCTTTAGCCAGTGCGTCAGTGACATCGACTAGCGGCTTGCCAGTAGCGGCTGCTACGTCTGTGGCGAGGTTCATCAGTTCTGTTGCTTTGGCTACATCTTTTGTGGCAACAATTAACTTCTGCAATGCCGGACGCGCTTCATCATCGGAGATGGCAGCAGACCTGCCTAGACCGCTGATGTACTTCTCAACGCTCTTGACTTGATCATCAGTTGCGCCTGTGCTTTGTTTAATTTGACGTGCCAGGCTTGCTTGCGCTGCTTCATCCTCAATGGCTGCTTTGATGCTTGACCCAATCACGCCCACTACAGCAGTGAGTGCAGCTGCTGCCGGGATGGCTGCTTTCTTGATTGCAAACTGCGCTTTTTCGCTGGTTGTCTCTAGTTGCTTAAATTGCTTAATAGCAGACTTAATGCCTTTGCTATCAAACTGACTGACAATAGGAATTGAGATCATGCAAGTTCTCGATTCACTTTGTTAACCACGCGCAAAGATGCCTGTTCGATCTCGCGTGTAATCTCACGGATCTTGCTGTACACCGCTGGCCCGAATAGGCGCGTGCGGCCTGCCGGTGGCGTAGCGCCTAGATTGCTGGCAAGGATGTTGCGCGTCTTGCGCCCTGCTGTCTCAAAGATGGCAGTGGCTTGATCTGTCTGCTGGATGGTAATGACGGATGCAGAATTGCGCCGTGTGTCTAGTTTAACCTTTACGCCTTTTTGCGCTTTTGTTACGCTGTAGGGGAATAACTTGCGGCTGCCGTTTGTCCACGTCTTAGCCATGCCGGACAGCGGCACGCCTAGCGATGCGTACCTGCTGCGCGCCACGTCAAGAGCTGGCGCTGCAATCTGGTTTAGTTCTGCTGCAAATTGTTTACGCAGTCCAGGCTCAATTTTGTTCAGCGATGCCACTGCCTCACGGATGCCTACTATCTCAGTGTTTGTAGTGACGCTCATCTTGGCTGCTTTCTGGACTCGTTAATTAGTCTAATGCAAGACGCTAGGTCAGATGTCTGAAACTCAATGTGCGGCGGCCAATAACCAGTCTCGATCAGTAACTGACAGAGTGCTAGTCGGTAGCCGCCTTCGTAGGGAGTGCATCGTCTTGATCTACCACTTCGAGCACTGTGAGCCGCTTAATAAACGTGTCTAGTTCGCCAGGTATGACAATGCCTGCAATCTTGCTGGCTTCATACGCCATAAACGCTAGATCCTCAATGCCGATGCCGGCATCAGCGATATTGCTTGCCTTGCGCTTAAACCTGCGTTCCCATGCCACAATGACATAGAGATTGGTGGTGACTTCGTATTCGCCTTCACCTTGATTTACCTTAAGCGTTAGTTGCATCCTGCCGCCTGCTTTCTGTGTTTGTTATGGAGTTACGTCTGCGGTATACACGCCGCCAGTTGTTTTGACTGTGACCATGCCTAATTGACCAATGGCTGCATCAATGACAGCCAACTCGGACAAGTATGTGCCGGTCAAAGTGAAACCAGGATTGGTCGCAGAGTCTGCAGCAGATGTTGGATTAACCACAACGGTAATGGATGTGCCGACAAGATCCTTTAAATTTATATAAGTTTCACTGGCTGCATAAGACATCATGAGAGTCGCCTCAAATGTCGAATTTTCCATACCTGGCACATACACTCTGGATGTAGATCCGAAGGCCGAACTTTCCAATGGCTCGATTACCCTTGTGATACTTGCGCTCACAGTTTGATCTGATACGTCCTGTGTAGCAATAAGCACTTTTGCGTTGCCGAGATAAGTTGTTGTGGCCATGATTTCTCCTTAGTTGGTGCCACCTGCCACAGCAATTTGATAATAACACTTTTTAGAACTTTACGCCTCTGCTTTTAGGCTCATTGTCATGTTGTAAGCAGGGTATGTTGCGCCGCCAATCTCCACGCTGCCTGGCTGACCAGACATGATGATAATGGCGCTTGTCTGCACCAGCGCGCAGATGCCAAGAATCTGACGCAGTACCGGCAGACCAGCTGGCCCAGATCCGATGACCTTGATAGGAAACGACATCTCAATGACCTTGCCGTTGCCGGCTTGTGTCTCCCATGATGGCGCGTCAATAAAGACGCAGTTCGGCACAATCTTTGTGGCATCGGTAATGCAACGGATTCCCACTACAGCAGTAAGCGTTGCCGCCACGTCATCAATGGCTTCGTTAAATAGATCGGTGTATGCCACTAAGCCACCTGTGGCCGATCAATGCCAAGCAACTGCTTAATCACTGGTGTCATGGCATTGACATTGCCACCGCCCATGCCATCAAACGTGGCAAACGTATCTTGAACGCTGCCGCGAGCGCGCCACAGCGCGGCTGCATACATTAGCGTGCCAAGTTTCTGATCGTGACCTGGCACAGTTGTCAGGCTGTCAAAGTAGCCAGACTCTTGCCTGCGCCGGTAGCAAAAGTCGTTGCCAGCGTTTCGAGCCTGAGTTGCAAGTGTGTAATCGTCTGACGGATTATCAATAGTTACGCCAAGATAGGTGACAAGTTCCGCCGTTGTAATCCATGTGCAGGATTGCGTGTAGGTGACTGTGCCGGTATAAATGACCGTGTACTCAACATTAGAGCCAGTGCAAGCAAATAGCACTTGATCCTCGCGCGGTACGTTTGCATCAAACAACAGTGCGCCCGTGTCAGAGTCAGTGCCGATGTACTCATACAACGGCGTATCGAGCACAGTGAACGTGCCGTTAAACGGTGCGCTAAGAGATGCAACTGTGATTGATTGACCAGTGACTATCTCTGT